CTTTTAAACGAACGCGCCCATCGTACGCAAGTGCTGAAGCTGATGCGTGAAACGACTTTACGTCATATTGCATTGCCATCTTTATTCTCCTGGTCTGTATGTTGAGCAGCGAGTTTAGCTTTTAGCTCTTCAATTTGCTTAGCCTGCATCGCTGCGATACCCATAACGTGGTCTCTTTGTGATTCCAAAAGCCCAAGCATTACTTGAACTTCTGGGTCTTTATGAGTCAACATTAGACAGTAACAGCTTGCCAGTTGCCAGAAGCATCGGATACAAACAATAGTCCATCAGTAGAATCAATACCTAACGAACCTTTGCCTACACCAGAAGCAGCGCCGTCAACAAAATTACCTACTTTAATAACAACAGGAGCAGCGGCAGCATCATTAGCCAAGCGGATTTCAGCAGTCTTGTAAGGAATGACGCCAGAAGGACCACCAGCATCAGCTACAGGGTCTTGCATCTTTAAGTCAATACCGTATTCAAAGCCAGAACCAGCAGTAGTTTGAGCCATTGCAACACCAAAAGCGCAACGAGCGGTGGTTACACCAGAATCGCCATCCATAAACGCCATAACAGCAGCATCGCCTGATAGGGTATTGGTGTTAATAGTACCTAGTACACCAGCCATTAAACCAAAGTTAGCATATGTACCAATAACTGCAAACTCACCTACTGTACCAGCCATGTGGTTGAAAGTAGTAGAAGGAGCTACAGCAAAAGGAGCGCCACACTGGACACGTCCAAATACAGAAAAAGCTTCGCCAGGAGTTGCGTAATCGCTTGAACCAAAACCTGTGGTTGGCATTACACGAGCATAGAAGCCAGAAGTTGCCGTACCAGAATCAGCTGGAATTACATTACCAGTGTTAATAGTGATAGGTGTTAAAGGTTGTTGTGAGCTTGCGTCTCCGCCTTGATAACCAGACCGCACTGGGCCTGAAAAAGTAGTACGTGCCATAATAAATTTCTCCATACAGAGTTAAGCTTATTAGTCTTGTATGCGTCTGCCGGGGCAGTCTAATAAGCCGGTCATCCCCGGTTTATCTAATATTACTATAAATAAAATAAAAAGCAACAAAAAAGACAGCCGAAGCTGCCTTTTTCTTTTAGCACATTAAGCGCCTGGTGAACCAAACATACCTAATGGGTCTGAGAAACCAAATGAATAACGCTCACGAGACTTGTAACGTACGTTACCTGTGTCGAAATCACCGTCCATAGAGTTGCTCAAAGGCATACGTTCAAAATGCTTCATACCGTTAGGTACATCAGTAGTTAAGAACCATGCATTGTTATCGGTCAAATAGTGGTTAATTGCGTAACCTTCTGGGATTGAACCGTTGTTCTTGATAGCGTTGATGTCGTTATCAGCTGTACCAACACGTAGATTAGTTTCCAACAAGCGTGTTGCAACGAATTGCAATGATGGTGGGATGACTAACTTGCGTGGCTGTGCAGCAATCAACAAACCGCGTTCGTCTGTCCAAGCAGCGATTTGAATAACAGCATTTTCCAATGATGTTTCGTTCAAGTCAGCGCCAGTTGTAGGACGGTTGCTGTTTGTGCCACCAGAAACTAGTGGGTGAGCTGTAGAGAACAAAGGTTGACCATCACCACCAGCAAAGGCAGAGTTGAAGCCGTTGTTCAACACAGAAGCAGCTTTAACTTGCTTTGTGTACGCCATAGCGCGAGCCAAAGCCTTTGTATAACGGCCAGATAGGCTGTCGTACAAGTTATCTTCAATCGCTTCTTCAGTGATTGAGAAACCTAAGGCGATAGTTTCGTGGTTGTAGCGAGCTGTAAAAGCTTCCTGTGCGTTGTCATAAGCAATCGCAGCACCTTCGTTTTTAACTGGGGCAGCTGAGAAACCAGACAACTTTGTTTCTTCTTCAAAACTACGCTCAGATTTCTCTGTTTCGTAGATTTCTTTGTGCTCTTCGCCGTAACGCTTATATTCTAGTCCGAACAAAGCGTTTAAGCCTGGGAGCAACTCTTTAAGTAGTTGTGCGCGTGAAATAGCCATTTAAGTAGCTCCTATTAAGATGCGTTGTTACCGGTCGTAACTTCGAGTTGTGGCTGATTCATTTTAACGATAACTTCAGTGAAGTTAGTTGCGTTAAGTGCTGTCTCAGGAACAACGTCGACTACGCGGACTGGAAGAATCGCTGTGTTAGCAGCGGAACCTGATACTACTGACAAACCTGAATTACCTGTGGCGTTGTTACCTGTGCCAGTAGCGATTTCCATGTTTGTACCAACAACTGCACGTGTTACAGAAGTAACAACGCTTGTATTGCCAGAAGTAGTAACTGCGGCTTTAAACGCAGCTTGTGGGTCTAGCACAATGTAACCAATAGCGCTATTAACACCAGTTGGATAGTATTGAGCCTGCACAATTTGACCTGTGCTGTTTACATATTGGCAACCTACAAACACGCCCAAAGTTGGTTGTGCTGTAACGTTTGCGCCAATTGCTGATTTTTCGATAGTGCCACCAACGACTAATTTAACCATGTCACCGTTGTAGATTGCTGTACCGTAAGCTGCCGTAATTGGAAGCTGACGAATTGCACCGGCATAAGGTTTGCCGTCTACAGAGTTAATTGGCTGGAAGCCGTATGGAGCAGAAACGGTTGGATAAGCCATTTTTGAATCTCCTAAATATTAAAAAAAGTTAAGTAGTACCATTACCAAACCCGCCGCCTTTACTTGTTGTGCTTTTTCTATCAGCAAACAAAGGCATACGAGCATCACTGTTACGCATAAAGCTGTTGTCTACAGACTCCATTTGATTTTGAGCTTTTTTATCAAAGTAGCGTTTGCGGGCTTCAGCCATTTCTTTTGGTTTCTTGCATAAAAGCAATCCACCAATTTCTACGTTACCTTCCTTGTTGCCATTAATCTGAAGTTCAGGATGGTCAACAGCCTTTACTGGTTCCCAACCATCACGGCGTTTTTGAGACAAATTGGTAGCATTTTGCTGCCCATTAATCTCAATTGCCACCCAGTGAAAATCATAATCTGGGTCTGGTGTAGGGTCCGGCAAAGAACTTGCAGGTTTGTACTCGTAGTGAGTTTGAGTTTTTTCGCGGGTTTCTAAGTCCCGAGGTGTGCGGTTATTAGCCATTTTGAGCCTCCAATTTTAAAACTTCCTGTGCATATTGTTTGTGTGATAAACCATACTTCTCTGCAAGACGAGCTTGCGTAGCTGTAAGTTTGATTACTTTCTTGGCACCCGATGAACGGGTGGCAGGAGCCACAACATTCGCAGGTTTTTTAGTCGGCTCAGCCTTAACCGTACCTGTGTCACGTCCGTCATTAAAAACTTCTGGAAACACCTGTTTTAAGCGACCGTTTACACGTTCGAAGTATTCGTCTGAGCGGGGGTCTACCCCGTTTGCCACTAGTTTTTGGTGCAGCCCTAGAGCAAAGGCCGTCATTTCTTCGTATCCTGGAGTCCCAAACCACTGGTTTTTTGCCATCCAGCGCATGGTTTTTTCGTCCGGTTTTTGAACCTCAGGAGACGTTTGTTGTATTTGTACATCTAATTCACGGTTTTGTAAAGGGGTTGGCTTGAAATTTTTTGCAGCCTCTAATTTCATCTTAGCGTCTGTCAAAGATTCCTGTGCCTCAAGCATTGCATCAGAATCATAAGATTCTTGTGCTTCCTTGTATTTACGGCGTGCCATCTCCATCTCAGCTTCGGCTTTAGCTTGTAAAGTCTCAGCGTAAGTTACTTCACCTGATTTTACGTATTCTTTAAGGCGACGATTTTCTTCCAAAATAGCACCCGCCATACGCTCAAGTTCTTCTTTCTCGCGTGCAATGGATTCTTTGGCTCGTCTTTCGTCGTGTCTTGCGTGTGTTAGCTCCTTGATGCGGGCTTGAGCACCTTGTGTGTAGTTTTCGATTTCCTCGTCAGACGGGTCTTCAACTTCACGGTTTAGGGGTCTTGCTCTGCGGTCTCTCTCAGGAGTGTCGTCTTCAATCTCAATAGATACATCAGATTCACCTGAAATATCAATCTCAATATCTTCGTCAGCAGCGCTACTAGCTGCATTTTCCTCTAGTTCATGAGGGAATTTGTAGTCATCATCTGGCATATTTATCTCCTATTAAACGCGGGTAATACCGCGTGGGTCTTCGACTGTTGCTTCAACCTGGTCATCATTAATCAGGCGAAACTCTTTACCGTGAATCATGATGCGCGTTCCGGTATATGAACGTGTTATTACAAAGTCGCCAGGTTTACACCAAGCACCGTCTGGAAACTTATCGGTGTCGTTGTAAGCATCAGGACCCATCTTTACAACGAATAAAACAGGTGAAGTAATTTCTTCTGTTCTAACCGTCACATCAGACTTGATAATGCCGCTTTCATAGGTATCGCCAGCCTCAACTAACGCACACAAAATACGCCAACCTTTAGGGTCAGGTAGTGCTTTTGCCTTGTCTTCAGCTGCTTCGTACTCTTCGTCCACTTTTGGGGTTTCGTTTAATACTACGCCCGGCGGCAGGATTAGCTCCGTTTCAGGTAGCGCTATAGCTTCACTCATTGTTAGCCTTCTCTATATTGTCAGCGAGGTCAAGTAGGTGACGCTCTGCGTAGGCTAGACCTCGAATTACCCCACACAGTTCTTTATAGGCGGCATGGTCAACGCATTGTCCGCTAGCCATGTCGTCTGTAAAATTGTTCATATCAACGCGAATTTTGTCTCGAAATGCAGTAATAAAGCCCATCGTTTCTAGTTGCATGTGTTACTCCTTAGTTGGTTTGAACTTATCAGTTACTTCTTTTTGTTTTAAATTACGATTTTTGTCATCTTCAATAACTTTAAGCTGTGCATTCATGCCCGCAATACGTTCGGTTGAGGCAATCTGCTCTTCTTTAATACGTATCTCATCTGCTTTAGCCGCGGCATCTGCCATGACCTTCTTCTCTTTAATTTCAGCTTCCTTAGCCTTAGTGGCTGAGTCCTGCATCTGGATTTGAAGAACTGGGTCTTGAGCGTTCTGCTGAGCTTGTTGCTGGGCAACCTGTGCTTGGCTTTGTGCCAATACCTGCGTAGCAGCTTCTGCCATAAGGCGACTAATCTCCTTCTCCATCGCTTCTGGCAACTGGTCTTCTTCGCCCGGCAAGCTAATACCCAACGCAATCTCAATCTTCTGACGGTAGGCATAACCAACGTGCTCAGCGATATGTGCCTGCATTGAACCCATAATTGCCTGAGCTTGTGGATTCTGCCCAATAAGTTGCTGAACAATCGGGTCCTGCATAGCGGATGTATGCACCTTGATATGAGCTTCGTGGTCTTGGTAAATAAATGCCTTGAGGGGCTTGCCACGTAGCGCATTCTGGTTCTCAGAAACTGGGTCTGTCGGTTTCTGGTCTTCCTCAAGCGGGACAAGTTTATCTGCGTGCTTAATACCCAACACCTCTAACATCTGGCGATGTAGTACAGGCAGGTTGTAAATCTGTGGGGCTTGTTGTGCTAGTTGAATAACAGCTTGATACTGAACAACACGTTGTGAAAGAGTTGCAGCGTTAGGGTCACTAACTGGCAACACATCGACCATTGAGTAGTCGGAACGTTTTGCTCTTGGAGTACCTTCTTCTGGCTCGTAGGTGTACTCGTCATCTGTGTAGTCACGGATAATGCCAGCTAACAACTGTAGCTCTTGCTTCATCGAATAGTGAACGCGGGCTTGTACCGCAGACATCACTTTCAACGTTCTTTCCAAGATAGCCAATGTAGTTCCCACTGGTGCTTGGTTAGACATATCAGCAATCTTCATGTCAGAAGTAGCCGCAAAGCGAC